CCACAACCAGCAAAGACGAGTTTGATGCCATGGGCCATGAGGGCCGCATGAAGCTGCTGGTGGAGACCTATGGACCGGAGGATGATCAAGAGGCAGGCCTTGCGTGCCGCCTCGCACGACAGTCCTAACCCACCCCAAGGCTCGCCGGAGCCTATCCGACGCCCCGCCACCACACCGCCACTCGCCAGCCGTGACTGCCTACGCCAACCTGACCGCCCTGCACATCGACGACACCGTGACCACCTGCGATTGCTGCGGTCGTCAAAATCTCAAGGCCACGGTGCTGATGCGCAACAACGACACCAGCGCTGAGTTCTTCTTCGGCCGCACATGCGCCGCACGCAACGCCGGCAAGACCTCTCAGCAGATCACCAAGGAAGTCCGCGCCGCACGCGATGCAGCCCACGGCCGCACGATGAACCACCTGGCTGATCTGCGCCGCTCTGGTGTGGTGCTCACCCGCCAGATGATGCGTGAAGTAGCTGCGATCTACCGGGCCGATGCAGCGGCTCTACTGCGCAACTGGGGGCACCTAGCCACCGCCTGATCACCCACGGCCCGCCGGAGCCTATCCGGCAGTCATCCACTCGCATACAACACCATGGCCGGCGCACTCGGCATCATCCGCTCATTCACAGAGGAAGATCAACAAGCACTGAACGACGCTGCCCTTCGCTTCGCAAAGCGGCACGCAATCACGCTCGGCACCGATGATCAGCCATCGGCCGAACTGGACATGTATCTCTGGTCCAGGCCTGACACCTGGTCAGACACTAGATCGCTGCGCCGTCTGTGGCAAGCCTGCCGCTGCCGTGCTCTTGGCGTCCCTGTAGCAGCTGACGTGGCCGTCGCCTACGGGTCGATCGGCTACCGGGTCCGCTGATGCCCCGCCAACCCAGCCACGACAAAACCGCCCGCCATCGCCTACGCCTGGCTGGCGAGCTCCCCGCTCTGCCCACCTGCCCCCAGTGCGGCCGCACCGTGATCAGCGACCGCACCGCGCCGTTGTGCTCCCGGTGCTGGAAACGATCGCCTGAGGGCAGGGCTGCTGATGCGCAACGGAAACGGCAAGCCCGGAAACGTGACGCTGTGTGAACTGGCCCCTGCTGGCGTGGCCATGGTGTCCACCACGGGTTACAGTATGGGCATCGGAGGGGAAGACGCCTCCACCACCGCACCACCGCCAGTCATGACCAGCCCCGGAATCATCAAAGCTGTCAACTACGCCATGACCGCTACCGGCTGCACCCGCCAGGAAGCTATCGCCGCTGTCACGAAGACGATGGTTGAAACCGGCATCAGCCCTCGCGTTGCACTCGATGCAATGTTCGGTGAAGGCACCCATCAGCGGCTCGCTGAGCAGGTCTGGACTGAACTCCAGAACGCCTGATCCCTCCAGCCAGCCGGGAGCTCATCCCGGCAGCCACCACACCACCGCTGCAGATCGGCCGCAGCCGTTGCAGTTGTCCAACCGCAACCGTAAGCTCAGGACATCGCCACCACCACCATGACCAGCGCCACCAAGTCAACCTCGCTCACCCTGGTGGGCCGCGTTAGCAGCATCGGCACTGCCGAGCAGGAGTTCGCGATCACCTGCCGCTTGCCGCACGGCCTGGTTCGCGCGTTTCGTTGCGAGTGCCGTAGCGCTAGGTCTCGCGAGGCCTTCGCTGCAATCGTTGACGGCGACCTGATCGGCATCATCGCCAAGATCGCCACGGGCACCAACGGCGATCGCAGCCTGCTGCTGGTCGACCGGCTGGAGCGCTTGGGAGGACCCCGGCCATGACCAGTCTTCTCACCTTCAAAACCCGCCGGGAAGCACTGGAGCTGGCGGAAGCGTTCCTGCAGGACAACCCAGACGGTTCGTGGGAGATCACCCCGCTGCCTGATGGCCGGTTCAGGCTGGACCTGCAGGATCCGCCGCAGCGGCAGCCGGTAGCCTGAGCCTGCCGGGTCGGTCCCATCCGTAAGGACGGACGCGGTGAGCTGACCCTGAGGAGTCCGCTCTGAAACCGTATCGGAGGCCCGGTTTCACTGGGTTGGGCTCGGCGCGCTGCCGGGCCTTTCCTATTGCGCTATCGTGCAGAAGTCAGGCAGCGATGTCTGGCGTCTTCCTCGTAAGCATTCACCAATGACAATCTGCATCCCTTCCCCCGCGTGGGACTGTGGCCCCTTTGCGGACGCGATCGATCGCGCTCTCTGGGAGGCCGGCCACCCCAACGACTTCGACACCGAAGCCGAGGCCCGCGCCGCCATCGCTGACGTGCTCCGCCACCGGCCCGAGCTGGCAACCCTGGCCATCTCGTTCGTGGAGGCCTGAGCGATGCGCACCTTCACCCGCGAGTGCCCCTGCTGTGGGGCCACCTTCACCGCCAAGCATCAGGCCGCCAAGTGGTGCAGCAGCCGCTGCAGCATGCGTGCCTACCAGCGGCGCCGTCGTGGTGCACCTGAGGCCGACCTTGGCGCTGACCTGGTGGCTGCGGTAGTCCAGCCGCAGATCCTCGATGACGTGGAGATGCCCGTCGCATGGGCCTATCCCGAACCGATCATCGCCAATGGTCTGGAGTCGCGCTACTGGCGCGGAACGCCGATCGAACGGCGCCAGGCTGATGGGTTTGTGAATGCCACGGCGATGTGCCAGGCCAACGGGAAACGCTGGGCGAAGTACGCCGAATCCGAGCGCTGCAGGGAGTACCTCGAGGCGCTGGCCCAAAGGTCCGAAATTCGGACCATTGATCTGGTGCAGGCTCGGCCAGGCCGTGGCGGTGGCACATTTATCCATCCTTCTCTCTCCATCGACCTCGCCCGGTGGGTCTCCCCCGCCTTCGCCGTGTGGATGGATGGCTGGTTCCTGGAGTCCCTCACCCCGGCCCTGCAGCCAACCCGTCAGCCGCTGGAACCCGGCGTGCATGTGGTAGCCGCCAGTCAGCGTGGTGCCGCCATGATCTGGCACGAAGTGATCACCGCCGAGGTGGCATCAGCACTCGGCAGCCTGTCGCCTGCCTGGAAACACGAGGACAGGCTCCCTCTGTCCCATCGCTACACCTTCACCCCAGCCACCTAACCCACCACTGCCGGCCCGCTGTTCTGGTGGGCCGGCAACCTATGCCATGACCAGCCCCACCAGGTCCGAGCCAACCGGATAGGACGGCCACCGCGCTGCGGGGCGATGCAGGTTCGAGTCCTGTCCTGGTGCTCCACTGTGCCGGAAAACTCACCACGTAGGCCCGGCGCGGCGCGTGGAGACTCAGGACACCCATCCATTCAACGATCCGTCGCTGCCCAGCTACCAGCACCCGGCACTGCGCGAGCTGGCCGTTGATCTGAAGCGTGCCTACGACTCCTATCACTGCCTCCGCAACAGCAAGGCGGAGTACCTCCCGCAAGAACCCGCCGAACCTGACGACGCCTACCAGGCCCGCCTCGATCGTGCGGTTTTCTCTGGGTTCTTCAGCCAGTCGATTCACGCTTTCGCTGGCGTGCTGAGCAAGTTCCAGCTGCACAACCCGCCCGCCACCTTCGAGGCAGCGCAGGGCAACATCGACCTGGAGGGCAACTCCCTCACCGCCTGGTTCCAGGAAGTCGATGCACTGATGCTTCGCGACGGCGGCATCGTGCTGCAGGTGGAGATGCCTGCCGGTCAACCTGCTACCGCTGGCCAGGAGGCACGCCAAGGCCGGCGCCCGTACCTCATCTCACGCTCCAGATCTAAGGCGCTCAACTGGCGCGTCTCCGTCTCCGATGGCGTCGAGGCCCTGGAGCGTGTCACCCTGCTTGAGCACATCGAAGTCGAAGATGGCGACTTCGGCGTGAAGGTCGAGCCGCGCTACCGCGTGATCTCCCGCGGCGCCTGGCAGCTGTTCAAGATCGAGCGCAACGCCAGCAACGACCTGGTAGCGATTGCCGAAGATGAGGGCGAGTACCTCGCCGCTGGTGGCCAGCCGATGCAGGTTGTGCCCTGTATCTGGTACTCCAGCGATCAGGCCGGCTTCGGTCACGGCGACCTCCCGCTCAGGCAGGTGGTGGAACACTCGATCGAGCACTTCCAGCAGCGCTCTGACCTACGCGAGAAAACCCACAAATGCGCCATGCCGGTGCCTGTCCGCACCGGTGTGTCGCCGAATGCCGAACCTTTGGTGCTGGGGCCCAACAGCGTCGTAAATCTGCCGGATGGTGGATCGTTCTCCTTCGCTGAACCATCAGCATCCAGCCTGGCGGAACAGCGGCAGCAGATCGCTGATGTAGAGCAGCTGATCGCCCGCCAGACCCTCGGGTTCCTCTATGGCGACCCTGGTGCAGTAAAAACCGCGACCCAGGCCGGGATGGAAGGTGCTCAGACCGAGAATGCAGTGGCCAGGATCGCTGAGCGGAAGCGATCGGTGATGCAGTCGATCATGCAGCTATGGGTGCTGTTCACCGGTGAGCAGCTCAACCCAGACGCCGGAATCGTGATGGCCGACAGCATCTATGAGAAGCCGCTGGAAGCGCCGGACATCACCCTGCTGCAACAGCTCACCGGTGGCGAGTCGCTGATCAGCAAGCGCTCAGCGATTGAGGAACTGCAGCGTGCTGGCAGGTTGTCGGCCACCACCAGCGTGGATGATGAGCTGGAGCGGCTGAAGGTCGAAACGGCGGAGCGGGCTGATGACGTAGACCTGAACGACCTGGGCGGCCTGCCGCCGGCGCGGGATGGCGAGGGCGAGGCCGAACCGGAAACCTAAGCCGTCCCCACCGACACCACCAAATGTCCGCCGCGACCCTGTACGAAGCCCTGCTCAGCACCATCGAAGAGCAGACCCTGCTGGATGATCCCCTCTCGCCGATCGAGATCATCGGTGCGCTGGAGATGTGCAAGCACGACATGCTCACCGCCTTTGATGACGACGGCGACGACGACGACTTCAACGCCATGGAGGATGACCCCGAAGAGTGCGGCTGTGATGCCGAGCTCTGCGCTGCCTGATGACGCTCATCGGTGACATCGCCGACGACTACGCCCAGGCGCTGGAAGTCCTTGAAGTTCGCTCCCGTCGCAACACCGTCGCCATGCTGCGGCGGTCGCTTGACCGGGTGCTGACCGACCTCCGGCGCCATTACTCGCAGTATCTCGACGCACTGGGTCCGATCGGTTACGACCCCGCCCGTAACCCTATCCGCCGGCCCGGTGCCTACTCATCTGCGGAGGCCACCGCGAAGTTCCGCGCCATCCTGCGTGATGCGGCGCAGTTCATGCAGGACAGCGAGATCCAGCAGTGGGCCGTCGCCTACGAACAGGATCTACGCGAAGCAACCAGGCTCGGTGATGAGGCCGCCAATGCCCTGGTGGAGCTGGTGCGCCGGCCTGATGCTGAGACGCCCTTCGCCGGCGCCGACCCCGCGGCGATCCGTGCCGCGACGCTGCAGACCAGTGCGTTGATTCAGGGCGAAACTGCCCGGTTCCGCGACCAGCTGGCGCAGATCGTCAGCGAAGGTGCCACCCGTGGCTGGGGGCCATCACGGCTGGAACGTGACATTCGCCAGGCGCTCCGCGGTGCCCGTGACCCGGATGGCATCACCCAGCGGCTGGGGCTAGAGCAGCGTGCGGCGCTGATCGCCCGCTCTGAACTGGCCAATGCGTACGTGAAGGGCAGCCTGGAACGTGCCCGGCAACGTGGCCGCGCCTACGTGCGGGTGCTGGCGGCAACAGATGAGCGCGTATGCCCTACATGCGCGAGCAGGAATGGCAGAGTTTATCCTGTTGATCGTGTGCCAATTCCTTATCATCCTCGTTGCCGATGTGTTGCGGTAAGCGTAGCGAATGAAGCGGTAGAAGAAACCGACCCCGCTACCCGCGCAGTGCTGCTGGATAACGAGCGCTGGCAGGCTGAGCATGAAGACGGGGTGGTGTCCTATGCCGAAGGTCAGCACCGCAAGCAGCTGAAGGGTCTGCGGTCCCAGCTGCAGCGGCTGAAGGATCCCGAGCTGATCGAGGCAATGGACCGGAAGATCAGCAGGCTGGAGGAACGTGGTCCAGACATAAAGAAGGCCCGCGCTGATCTGGCGCGAGCCTTGAGGATTCCGACTGCATCAGAGAAGCGGCTGCATCCTGGGCGGAATGAATCGCTGCAGGAATCGGTGCCGCTGTTCCCCTGACTCAGAACGGGCAGGCCGCCGGCTGGGGCTCAGGCTGGGGAGTGGCCAGCGGTCGGTCGTAGGTCACCACAGGCGTGGCATCAACCGCCACGGGTGCCGCGGTGCTGCTGTCGGCGGCGGTGAGGATCAGAGCATCACCCTGGTGGCGGATGACGACCTGACCGCCGGGGGCGATGTTGAGCAGGGCGGAGTAACCGCCGGCCATCACGATGTTGCCGGTCTTACCGGTGGTTACCTGGAATGACAGGGGTTTGCCCTTGCGGCTGCCGGTGGCCTTGGGTGCGCCGAGTGCGAGGCCATGGGCTTCGAGGCGTGCCTGGCGGAACGCGGCGAGGCTGGCCTTGCCGGTCTTGCTGACGTAGCCGCAGGCGATAGCGGCAGTGCCTTCATCGGTTTGGCCCAGTTCGGCGAGGCGTGCCTTGAGGGCATCGCCGGTGAGCAGTGTGGTGGTGTCGCTGGACATAGAACCTGGTGGGTTAAGCCGTTATCCTACCGTTGCAGGTGCGCAACAGCAACAGTGGAACTCCCACCCGATCTGGCCAGTTTTCTGTTGTGCCATGCGTGCGTGAGCGCACGGGATGAGGATGCGACCAGGCAGGCCTTGCGTGCTGCTGCAGTGGAACTGCCGGATTGCGAGGCGCATAAGGTGGCCACGGTGCTGCATGCGTCGATCAGCGGTGCTGGCCGGCTGTGGCTGTCGCGGATGGCGTAGGTGTTGCAGTTGCGCAACCTATGCGGTAGTGTGTGGGAGGTTCACCACCACACACCACCTGCCCGCCAGCCATGGCCACCAAACCTCAAGCCGAGTCCTACGCCCGCGAAGACGCCTGGAAGCACAAGCAGCGGATGTACGTCGTAGTAAGGGGGTCGCAGTTCTTTGCCGCTTCCGAGCTTGATTTAAGAAAGCTCGGCGGAGAAGTCGTTTCCACCTTTGACCCGATCAAGCGCCGAGCAGGCGCACGACAGTCCTAACCCACCCCAAGGCTCGCCGGAGCCTATCCGGCACTCATCCAAGCCACCACACATCACCATGACCACTACCGCCACCATCCTGGCCCTGCTGCTGCTGCCAGTGCTGTTCCTGCTGTGGGCCACCGAATCCCGCCAGCAACGCGCCCGCCGCTGGCGCCGCGACGGCTGGACACAGCAGCGCATCGCTGATCGACTGGGGTGTTCGCGCACCACGGTTCGGCGGTTGTTGGCTGCTTGATCGCTCACCCCACCACGGAGACACGCCATGACCGACCAACACCGCGCCAAGCCTGAGCAGTGGACGCACGTAGAGATTTGCGCCGGGATAAAGCAAATCCCGTGGGCAACTGCCGACTGCCTCCTCGAACTCCGCGCCCGCGTCGAGGCGCTGGAGGCCACCCAGCTGGAGCAGGCCGAGAGCCACCGATTCTGCGTTGACGCCATCGTTCGGCGGGTGGAGGCGCTGGAAGCCGCCCAGCAAGACAAGCTCGACCGGCTGATTGCGTTGGATGCTGCAGATCCGACGCCCGATCCCGCCATGGACGAACTCCGCGCCGCCAGCGCGGAGGCCCAGTCTGGGGGGTTGGTGGAGAGGGTGGGAGATGTTTGGAGCGAAGGCCAGCCACTGCATCCCCATGCTCGCGTCGCCGCAATCCGCACGGTCGCCACCTGGCTCGACCGGTTCGCCCTCCACGGCTCCGGCGAGTACGCGCAGGCGGCCAAGGTGCTGCGGCAGGAGGTGGGGCGTGGCTGACCTTTCCCCAGCGGCTCAGGCGGTGCTGGATGCGGTGCTGGATGAAACAGCGCCTTTATCTGAGCAACACCAAACGCGAGCAGATGCCGCCGCTGCCCTCCGCGCTGCAGCGGATCAGGTGGTGCCGGATGAGCCCGACTACATGCGCGCCGCCGTCCCTAGCACGGACTGGTGGGATAAGCATGATTCGATCCGCTCTGAACTCCTCGCCCTCGCCACCGAACTGGAGACCCACTGATGCCCCGCCTCTACCACGTCCAGCTAACCACCGGCCCTATCGAGCTCTACGCCCTCACCCAGGCCCAGGCCATCGCATCTGCCCTAGAGCTGGCGGGCCCTGGTGCTCGCGTGATCAGGGTCAGCAGGCAGGGGGATTGGTAAACCATCGCACGCACCACCATGAAAACCTGTTACGCCATTTCGTCTGGTAGTTACTCTGACTACAGCGTGATTGCCATTTTCACCACTAGGGAGCTAGCCGAAGCTGAGCTGCCACGGTATGAAGACGCCGGGATTGAAGAGTTCCCGCTTGATCCGACTTTGCCTGTTCAGTACGCGGGGCTGACCGGTTTTTACTGCCGCGAGCGGAACGCAGAGGACCAAAGTGTTTACGGATATGACGAAACCCCGTTAACCATGCTGCGACGTGATGACGTTGGCTTGGTGCGCAGGATGGGATTGGATGGCCCGTACTACATCTACCTCTGGGCCCGCGACAAAGACCACGCGATCAAGGTCGCAGCAGAAAAGTTCGCCCATCAGCGAGCGATTGACGCGGGCATCGCGATCTGAGCTACTTCCCCTTCTTCCCGCCACCTTTCCCGTAACCCTTGCCCTTTGGCATCAGTCTGCTGCTGGTGCCTGAGTTTGCCGGTCGACCACCGTGCGCACCTGGCCCGATGCCGAGACAGCGATGACGTGATGCCGCTGCGGCTCGCCGTGCTTCGGGCGCAGCATGCGGCCTACAGCGGTCACCTTGGGTGCGCTCATGGTGGGGGAATCGAACGGCTTAGGTTTCCGCCCCCACCGGAAACCTCCACCAGTCACGCACGCCACCACGATGCCCCGCGAGTGGGAGCCGCCGACCAGGGCGCCGTGGAACAACCTGATCCGCGAATCACTGGCTGCAATCGATCGGCATGAGCACCTGCTGCGCACCACCAGCGAGCCGTTCCACGCTCGCGCAGCACACCAGCTCAGGCAGTACGTGCGCGACCTGAAGGATTGGATCACGGCACAGGAAACCTGAGCCAGACCCATCACCGCCACCACAATGAACGCCCCGATCGAGGCGGTTGTCATTTGCGTTAACTACGCCGACTTCCTGGCGTGGACGCTACCAGCAAACCGGAACCAGTTTGATCGCATGGTGGTTGTCACCACGCCAGACGACACGGCCACCCAAAAGTTATGCGAAACCTACGACGTTGAATGCGTCCAAACAGATGTATTCACCGCCGATGGTGATGTATTCGCAAAGGCTAAAGGTATCAATGCAGGCCTCAAGCGACTGAAGCGCAACGGCTGGGTTGTTCACATGGATGCTGATATTTACCTACCACCTAAAACCCGCCGGGTCATCAGTAACCTACCGCTGGACAGCAGGAAGATCTACGGCTGTGATCGGCTGATGTGCCCCTCGGCCCAAGACTTTGCACGCTATCTCGATGCGCCAACTCCAATCCAGGAAGGCTGGGTATTTGTCCACCCAACTGCGTTTCCCGTTGGCGTGCGCATTGCGCAGTACATGGAGCCAGGTGGTGGGTACGTGCCCATCGGTTACTGGCAGATGTGGAACCCCAAGGGTTCAGGCACTCATTTCTATCCAGAGACGCACGGCACTGCAGCCCGCACCGATTTCCAGTTCGGTACTTCCTGGCCACGGGAAAGGCGCGAGCTGTTGCCTGAAGTGATCGCGATTCACCTGGAAAGCGCTCCAGGCATGGCACTGAACTGGGAAGGCCGCGTCACGCCGCCATTCATGGTGGGTGCGACCGCAACGACCGACCACCGGCCGATCACACCCAGTCGCGTGGCGTATCGGTGCGGTCGATGGTGGGTGCTGTGGCGCCTGATCCGTCGGCTGTTTCGCGCCCGGAAACCTGAAGCATGACGATTCCGACCCTGAACGCGCTGTGGCGGCCGAACGGCGGCAGCGTCATCGATGACCGCGAGCTGATTCGAGAATATGCGCTGTGGCCGCTGTCGGAATACAACCTGACGCAGCTCACCGCGACGATGAACCGCATCGCGCAGGTGTCGCCTGCAGCGGTTACCTCAGTGCAGGGGTGGATTGATGAGATCGAGACGCTGGAGCAGAACTGGGCGGATCAGGTTGAGGACGGCACCGCACACCTCGGCAACGTGGAGTCATACGAAGGCCCCACGCCTGGCACCACGCTGACCCGCCAGGACCGGCAGACCAAGGCCGATGTCCTGGAGTGGGACAGCTCGCTGCTGAAGGTGAAGTACCAGGCCGGTCGCCGTAGTGACTCGACTGCTGGTGGTGTGCTCCACGCCCGCGTGGACAAGCTGAAGGCGAAGGTGTTTCAAACCCTCGGGATCAAGCCCTACGACGGCGACGGCGGCAGCGGTTCCAGGTTGGTTCGGAGCTGACACCGTGGCGACGGATTTCTACGACTACGCCAACCTCCGCCTGCTGATCCCGCAGCCGGCAGCGATCCCCGCCAACCTTCGCGCCGGCATGCCCGCGGCTACCGCATCGTGGGTGGTGGAGTGCTTCGCCAAGGGCGAGAACACCGACGCGCCAGGGTTGCCCAGCATCGACCCTCGGCGCCGCGTACTGGCCGGATACATCACCGCGTGGGCTGTGCTCCCTGCCAACACGTCCTGGCTCGCTGCACAGTCGGCGCTCACCTGGACTGACACCGGCCTGGCCCCTGCAGGCCTGCTGCCCGGTGCATCCGGCCGTGGGTTCCTCGGTGTGCTGCCCGACCTGCCGACGATCACCAACAACGGCCAGCAGGGCGAGGCCACCATCCTGGCGCTGGCCGACCCGTACGGCCCTGGTGGCATCGGTGCTGAGCTGCGCCAACAGCTAGGCGACCGCATTCGAGTAGAGCTGCAGGTGGCGGGATGAGCATCAAGGCCACGGTCACCCAGACCACCAGCCTGCAGGCCATGGCGGAGGCTGCGGCCAGGCAGGCGACGGAGTTTGTGATGGAGGAGCTGGCAGCGGCGTTCCAGGCGTCGTTTGACGCCAACGCCTGGAACTGGCCGCGCAGCCTGCCAACCCGGAACCTGAACGGCGACACGCTCAAGGAACGTGCTGCCAGCTACCGCAGGGGAGAGGGCATCACCCCGCCCAACCCGCGCAACATTGTGGATGGTGGCAACCTCCGCCAAACCGACAGCTGGTGGATGAGCGGGCCATACGAGGCCACGTTCAAGTGGTCCGCCGAGTACGCCACCTTAATCCATGAGGGCGGCAGCATCAAGCCCTGGGGCAATGACAACGCCCAGCGTGTCATCATCCCCGCCCGCCCCTGGACCCGCGCCGTGCTGGGGCAGGAGAACGTCTCCGGCATCCGCGTCTACAACGTCGGCGATCGACTCCGCAGCGTCTGGCTGGGCAAGCTGCGCCGCTGACCCCGGAAACCTAAGCCACCCCCACCACCGGCCCCGTGCCTAACCTCCCCTTCGTTGTCGCACCAAAGCGGCAGACCGAAATCGTCGAGGCCACCGTCAACGGCGAAACCTGTTCCATCGAGTTTCCCGTTTTCGGTTCGATCTCCAGCGGCGAGGAAATCGACATCGCCGACTACGCCTATCAGGCTGTGGTCTACCGCGAATCATCCCGCTTGGCAGATGCACTGATCACCGCCGGTAGCGAAGAAACCGAAGCGCAGCGCATCGCAATTCGCATCGTCTCCACACGCATGGGCATCCCCCTGCCACTGGAGCCCGCCGAGCAACGCGCCATGCTCCACCATGCTGCCCTGGTGGCCGAAGTGCAGATCGAACTCACCAAGGCACACCTCCAGCTGCAGACCCGCACCTGCACCGCTGCCATCCGTCACCGCATCGCTGGCATGGATGCCTGGACCGATGCCGACACCGATCCGCTCCCCACACCACTGAAGGCTGCCATCTGCGACTTCATCGACCGTGAGCGCAACGGCCGCCAGCCGCCTAAGTCCCCCGAGGAACTCGTTGAAGGGATGGTTGAGACGCTGGGAAAGCTCGCGCCGGATCCATCACCTTCGAGCCCACCGACTGGACCAGCGCCTACTGGCGATGCAAACGCCTCTGGCCTGCTGCCGCCGAGTTCAGCCCCGACACCTTCGGCCGCCTCAGCATCGACTACATCACGGAAGCGATCGAGGAAGGTGAGCGCTGGCTGATGCAGCAGCTGCACTGGCAGGAAGCACCCATCGCATTCCTCCATCAGCGCCTCGTTGCCTGCCATGCCTCTGAGCGCTCGGCTATCCCCAAGCTCGAGGATCTCTACCTGTTCCGCCAGCAGGAACCAGGCGATCGACCGCCCGTTGATGCCGGTGCTGCCATGCTCCAGCTGATCGCTGATCGCGAATTCCCCAGCTTCGCGCTGGCGTTCTACGAACCGCTCCATGCCGCCGGCAACGGCCAGCCCGCGCCGCCACGCCTTGCACTGGTGGCCGACGATGCCATCCTCCTGGCACCCACGCCTACCGCTGATGGCTGGCGTGGGTTCCTCATCGCTGAGGCGACAGCTCAGGGCCAGCCGCGGTCGTTCCACTGGCCGGGGCAGCCGGATCCAGCGGCGCTGCTGCAAGTGCCGATGCCCGCTGCTGGATCTGGCGGAGCAGTGTGGGCGGCGGAAGCTGCATCTCTTTCCATTCCGCCATCTCCCGATACACCCGATTCACCCGAATCTCAGCTTCAGTGATGCTGGCGAAATACCCCAGGCTCCAATACCGCCCCTGAAACCACACCCGCGCCTGAAATGGCCGGTTCTTCATGTGCGGGCAGTGGCACACGCCACGGGGATAACAGCTCACTGCAGCGCCGAGAGGGTGGGGTACGGCTAGGTTTCCGACCCGTGGTTAAGCCGTTAGCACGGCATACGGCAGTCGGGACCGCTGACAGGGAAGCGTTCTGCTGCTCCCATGTCTTCGGTCTACTCGCAGGCCTACGGCTACAACTTCTTCTTCCAGGTCCTGAAGAAAGGATCGGTGAACCTGTCCACCCTGCTGCCTAACGCAGGCCTCGGTGCTGGCAAGTTCATCGACAACACCACGGTGATGGCTAACACCTCGCTGGTGTTCCCGCATGGCACCGGCTCCACGTTCAAGCTGCTGGCCGGTGATACCAAGGTGGTCACCAAGGCTGCCATCGCATCCAACG